GTCCCCCTCAACGAGAAAAAGCAGCGGACCGGGGGGTGGGGATCTATAACCGTCAACAGGCCGCAGCGCCATCGGAAACGACCACCGCATCCTCCGGAGGCTGACGCGCTGAGAAGATCAATCGGGAACGATCTCCGATGCGCCAACAGGCACCGGCGTATCAGGCTGGTAGGCGTCAAACCACTCCTCGATGTAACCCGTCCACGCTCCATCCCGTTTGTCGACTCTGCTCAGACAGGTCTCCTTGTCGGTGTCGATAAAAATCAGATCATCAGCGCCGACTCTGGCCCTCAGCCTCGCCCGGTCCCCGGCCCTGGCTCCGCCCGTAATCACATAGGCGTCCTGCCATCGTCCGGACCGGTACTTGATCACATCATATATACTATCTCTCACCGCGAACGCCGCGCCGCGAATCGAATCGGGCTTGACGTAGCGCGCATTGACTGTAATCATCTCGTAGATGGAGTCCATATCCACGACCAAGTCATCAGGGCCGGCAACGTCACGAACCCACGTTGACTTCCCGCCACACGGCGGACCGTACACGACATAGACCCGCTTCGGCCTGCGGACATAGCCGCCGGTCCCGAAGCCGAATCTTTCATGTCGTTTATTGTGGCAGCGGAAGTGCACACAGCGGACATTGTCCGGATTGAGACTCACATTGGCGTCATTAACATTCAGGTCGTTGAGCTCCTGAATGTGGTCGATGATCAGGTCGTACTTCCGGACAATCGGCTTCCCGCACAGAGCGCAGTACACAAGACCGTCCTCCGGGTTTGTCCGCTCGGCGATCACGACCCGCCTGAACGCCTCCCACTGCTTTGACTTGTAAAATGATTGCTGAGTAAAAGTCATGCCAATGTAAAGAATCCAGACACAGCCACACTAACTGGAGTGTTGTTGGGTATAACAGGGTCACTCCCATTTAGGCTATATTGTCTCCATTTGAAATTGTTGTTTTTCGTGTCAATTCTGATTGTGATTGCGCTCTGTAGCAGTTGATAACTAACTACCCAATTTGTGTTATTACCAAACGAGATTGCAGAATTACCAGTACCAAAAACAATTCTGGTATCTGACGAAACATCTATTTCCGCATATCCCCCGTTTAAATGTCGGATAACCAAAGTTAATTGACTATCTTTTGTAGTATCAATTGATTTTGCCACAATAGGCATGGTCGGAATAGTGAAATCAAGCCTGGTTGAGCTGTTGGTCAAATAACCATTGCAGACTATCTTGCCGTTCGATGCGTTGCTACCAATCGTCACTTGATCGCCGGATTTCAGCATGATTTCAGCTAGATTTAGCTTGCTCTTGTCGTCGTTAAATCCGTAAGGCATACACTCACTCCTTTTTGCTCAGATGCCGACAACACCGTCGCTCCAGATCTCTTTGCCTGTCACATTGCTCAGGTGACTCAGAATACTCAGCATCGCTCCGTTCACCTGCCTGCGTTCTTTGCTCGTATCGTTGTACCCCTTCTCCTCCGGGTCCATGCGCTCCAAGGATTGGGTCATCGCCCAGAACTGGTCGTAGAAAGCGAGATAGGCGTCCACCTGGCGGCGGAGCTCTCTCGGAATCTCGGCGTCCTTCTCCACCTCCAGTTTCTCCCGGAGCTGTTCCAGGAGCGAGGATCGCACCTGACTGCGTACACTTTTCACCGCCAAATCGGCCACCTCCTCCCCGGTTTGCCCTGGAGATTTTCTCAGACACCCCGGATTTTTCATGCGCGGGCACGTACTCTGATTTCCCCCTATAGTCCCCGTGAAAATTTTCCGGGAGACTGTCCGGGCGTCCTGCGCTGCTGATCCGTTGGCGTGGGCTGTCACCTCCACGCATGCCCGGATAAAACAAAAAGCGCCCAGTTACCCCAGCCGTATCGGCTGAAGTTACTGGACGCTGGACGCTCGGTCGCGGGTCGCTTCGATATGGATTCTGATTTTCGTGCGGCAGCTCCGGCACTGGAGTGTTAGTCCTTTGACGACACACCCGGGATAGAACACCCCCGGCAGCTTGTGTCCGCACCTGGGACAGATGGCCCTCTTGTTCTCTATGCGTATTGTATCATACGGCAGTCGGGATTGCAATCGGTTCGCGCCCCTTTCTCCTGAATACTCACAATATTTCAAGTCTTTTTTAATCCTAAGGTTTTATAAAATTGTCTGGTGGGCTGACCGGCCGGGAGCAAATAGGACAGGGTCTCCACGGCGCCGTAGGCGTTTTCGCACCGTGGTTCCCGTTCCAGCAGTGTGCAGCCGTACGGCACTACCATGCGGTACTCATCCGGGACCACTTCCCTTGTAATCACCGGGTCCGCCAGCCCGGCAGGCGGAAGGCTCCGGCTGTACGCCCGCCCGCCTACGATGTCCGGCGCCTCTTTTGCCAGATACGCCGCCAGCCCCGGAACCTTCCACGGCATCAGCCTCCGGACGTGGGCGTGTCCGTAGACCTTTCCCCAGAGCTCGGAGATCAGCTCCTGGGACAGTCCGTCCCCGGAGATAACAACATGGTAGTGATACCGCCCCGCCCCGTGCCGGAATTCCAGCACCTTCAGGTAACGGATATTCCGGCAGCCGTGCTGCCGGAGCATCCGAATAAAATAACTGAACTTGAAATTCGCGTTTCGCTTCTTGTCAGGGTAGCGCTCATCCGAAAACGTCAGGGTGCAGTAGAAATCCTCTGACGTGAAATTATTCTGGATAAGCGCCTCAATACATCGCCGCTTGGACCGGAGATATCTGGACACCGACTTTTTGAGTGCTCGCTTCTGTCGCTTCACCTCCAGGTTGTCATGATCGGTGATGCGGATATTGGTGTAGAGAATCATCTGAACCTCGTTCCGTGTCTCCACGACTTTAAGGATTTGACTCATCAGAACGGCAGCTCCCCATCATCCTCGTCCGCCAACTCTGTCCAATCCGGCCCACTGGACGATGCCGCAGGTGCGGCGGGAGGCGGTGCTGCGTTTGCATAGGGGTCCACTCTCTGAGCGACCTGTACAAATTCCGCCTGGATGTCCCTGTACGTCCGTCCCTCATACTCATGTTCATGGAGCAGGCCGGTAACCATCACGGCATCGCCTTTGTGGGCTTGGTAGAGGATCTTCGCCATGTCCCGCCATGCCACAACATTGATCCAGATGGTTTTAGGGTTTCCGTTTTCATCTGTCTCTGTTTTGGACTTCCCAGCCGCGATGCCAATGGTACACCGTGGTGTGTCGTCTTTGCCGACATAGCTGAATCTCGGCTCGCTGCACCGTCCGGCGACAATCAAGTGGCCGCTCTGCAATTTACCGTAAGCCATTCAATTCCTCCTTTACGAAAAGGGCAGCTCTCCGTCCGGCCCCTCAATGAGGGACATCTGCGCCGCCTCATAGGCCAGGTCCGCCCTGGCCTCCTCCACTCGCTCCCGCATGGGCCGCCGGTCCTTGGCAACCGTGAACCGCTGGGTGCTGCCCTCAAAGTGGAGTTGGAGCACCTTGGCCGCCTCGCCCTCTTTATTCTTGGCAATCTTCAGGTCCCGGTCCGGCGCGCTGGGATTGTCCGGGAACGCCTGATAGAGCAACAGAATCACGTCGGCGTCCTGCTCCAGCTGCCCGGACTCCCGCAGGTCAGACATGGTGGGCGCGGTGCGCTTTTGGGTCCGGTCCGGCCGCCGCAGCTGAGACAGGCCCACCACGGTGATGCCGTATTGATTGGCCAGCGTGTGGAGCACCATGGACGTCTGGGACACCTGCTCATACCTGGGCGTTTTCGGGTTGTCCGCTCTCAGCAGTTGGATGTAGTCGATGTAAATCACCTGATACCCCCGGGCCTTGGCGAACTGCATCACCTCGGTGGCCGACATACCTGCCGCCGGGATGATGTCCAGCCGGTGGCGGGAAATCTCCTCCCCACGCACCACGAAGGAGGACCAGTCCGAGTCGCTCATCTGGTTTCGTTTGATCCGCCCCATTGGGATGCCGGTGATCATAGCCACCTGCCGGTCAAAGAGCTTGTCCTCCCGGGTCTCCAGGGAGAAGAAACCCACACGCTTGTCCGCTGACTGGTGCCAGGCGAAGGACAGGGCCATGGCAGTCTTGCCGCTGGACGGATACCCGCCCAGGACCACGAAGTCCCCCGCCTCGGCATAGAGCCAGATGTCCAGTCGTTTCATGCCCCAGGTGAGGTATTTCACCGGGTCGGTTTTGGAGTGCCGGTCCATGAAGCGCTCCAGCAGCTCCGCCATGCCGTACACCGCCTGTCCGGACCGGACGGCCAGCAGTTCCCCCAGCTTCGCCGCCGTCCCGGCGGCTGTCTCCAGATCGCCGCACTCGGCAAGGGCAAGGGCTGTCTGCCGGACCTGGTGGAGCTTGGACTGCTCCACCAGGATATCCATATACATCCGGCAGTTCGCCGCCGTGGGCGTGACCTCGATGAGCTCGGCGATCATCCGCCGGGCCGCCGTCCCGTCTCCGCTCATCTTGTGGAGGACGGACACGGGGTCCGGCTCCTGCCCCGCCTGGACCAGGGTCTGGATGACCAGGTACATCTCCCGGTAAACACCGGTGTAGTCCTCGGGCCGGGTCTCCGCCAGGATCGGGTCAGCGTATTTGGCGTCGATCAGCACCGACCCGAGGACCGCCTGCTGGGCGGTGAGCCACTGGGCCTGAATGGGAATGTCAGGCATCGGGGTGCATCTCCTCAGGACAACACAGGATGCTCTCTTGCTGGCCCGTGTAGATGATATCGAAACCTGCAGCACCTGCATCATTGTTGTAAAACGCTTTCAGCAGGTGATTCCACGACGCATAGATGTACTCCACGATGTCCCGGCGCTCATGCTGGAAGTTGTGGGGCGGCTCGATCGCCCGCGCCTTCACAATCAATTTGTCCAGGTCAATGTATCTGGCCATTACCGATTTCCTCCTTGTATTTCCGCTCGTTAAACTCATCGGGCCTCCTATAGGTATTCCCGTCCATTTCAATCACTCCTCGTTCAAAGAGATACGCACACGCACGACACAATACTCTAAGGCGATAGCGCCCTTTATTTTTCCCTCTCGAAATTTTGAAAAATCCGACATAAGGGAATCGTTTTAGGACAGAGCCATCAGAAAAGACATGATTCCTCATGTAACCACCACAGCACCAGCAGCGTTTCATGTTCGGGATTTGAGATGCCCATGTCTCGACATCCTTTTCGTAGTCGTGCATAATGCCGCCATATCGAAACGGAATATCATGGAGTGTTCGAGCGCCCTTCATTTTTTTTCACCCCCTGCATCGTCACTACAACCGCTATCAGGTCATAAATCGCCTTGCACATCCGCCAGATCAGGCGGTTCTGCCACAGGTCCACAGCCCCGTTGACCTCAATGTTGTACATGGCGTTCTCCATGGCGTCCATGTCCTCGATCAAAGTATCACGCTTCTTCATGGAGTCCTCCCAGGGCCTCAATCCCCATCCGGCACGCCTCGATCTGTTCCTCCAACTCGTGAAGGAATTCCGTGTCTTCCTCATCGTCCTCCCGGACCAGGTACTCAACGGAGTCCAGCAGGTCCTCCTTCTGTCTGTTCAGAATCATAGCCGCTTCCTGTTTCGTCATTTCGATACCTCCATCAGGGTTTCCTGCATCTTCCGCAGTCCCTCACCCAGCGCCGCCTTGATGCGCTCCGCCTTCTCCGGCTCCACATCCTTCAGCAGGCTCAAAATCTCCGCCTGCTGTTTCTGAATTTCCTGGAACAGGAAGTTAATCCGTGTCAGCGTCTGGTCCGCCTGTCCCTTCCGGGCGTCCCGCTTTGCCGCTTCCAGAGCCTCCCGGGCCTGCTCGGCGTCCCGTTCCGCCTGCTGGAGCCGTTTCTTTAGCTCGGTCTCCGCCTGCTCCCGGCCCCGGGCTTCCGCCTCGGAAATCTGCTCCTCGGAAGCGTCCTGCACTGCCACCTCCACCGGGCGGTCCTTCAGCTGGGCCATTTCGGCGTTCAGGGACTCCAGGCGCTCATTGGCCAGGGCCAGGTCCTTCTCTTTTTTCTCCAGATTCTCCCGGGCGACCTCGGCATCCGCCCGGGCCTCCTCGGCGCCCTTCTGGCTGAGCTGGTATTTCTCCTCCCAGCCCTTCGCCTTGTTCACGGCCTCGTCCCGTTCCTTGATCGCCTGCTTCAGCTCCCGGACGGAGATGTGCTCCGCGTCCACCTCCCCGGCGAACTCCTCTCGCTCCTCCTCCGGCACAGCTAGCAGGAGGAGCGCCTTGCTGTACTCCAAATTGCCAAACGTTTGGGAATTTGCCTCGGGGCCAAACAGGCCCATCTGGGCGCTTCCGTAGGCCTCAAAGATCCGCATCATGTTGTTGGCGGTGCTCTGGGAGAAACTGACCTCATTTTTCAGCCAGTCCGCCCACTGCCCATGGGCCAGCATGCCTTTCGCCTCGGTCAGCCGCCGGCCGATCTCAATGGCGTGGCCCAGGACAATGCGCTGGACCTGCTCTTTCAGGTGCCGCACCTCTCCGGCGATGATCTCCGGGGTGCGGACGACCGTCATCTCACTCACGCGGTACACCTCACTCTCTCAGGGAGGACAGGCCGTCCCTGCTGATCTCTGGGGCTGTTGGCCTCCACCCAGGGAAGCCAGAGGTCCAGAAACTCCCGGTACAGCTCCCTCGGGGACGCCTGTCCGCCCGCTTCGTTTTTGTAGCCATGTATCTGCACCAGCCTGGTGCCGTTCATCTCGATGGTGCACAGGGGCGTGTCCGGGTCCTCGGCGGACCGCAGGAACAGAATGACAACCTTGCCCTCCATGTGCCGGGGCGCGTAGCCGCCCACGCAGTGGCAGAGGACCCGCCCCTCGGCGACGATCTCCGCCGCCGTCTCCGGAATCCGGATGAGGTACCCCGCCGCCTCCATGGCGTAGGTCCGGTACAATTCCCGCTTCCGGCGCTGGTACGCCCGCAGGGCCTCGGCGTTCTCCGTGATCTCCAGGGTGTTCATGGCGGCGTCATGCCGGGCGCCCAGGTCCCTGGGCATCAGCACATCCCGCCGGGAGAAGTCCAGCTTCAGCTTCTCCCCCATCCGGACGTAATCAATCCAGAGCTGTGCCCGCCTGCCGTTTTCCAGCCAGTCCAGCGCAGTCCGGATGTTGAGCTTGTACCGCTTCACGATCCGGCTGATCGGCGTCAGCATGGCCGGCTCGGTCTTGACAAAGGGAATTTTCATCAGTTCCTCCAGCGCCATGGACTGAGGGAGCACTTGATGCAGACGGAGCTGGGAGAAATTACCCCCCGCCCGGCACCACGCCCGATACTGCCCCTTCGACAGCCGGAAGAAGTCCGCCGGATTCCTCGCCCGCCAGTTGACCAGCCCGTGGAGGCTGCCCTCGCGCAGCAGCTCGTCCACTACGTCGAGGTGTTCCAGCTTGACCAGCATTTCCAGCTGCGGTTTTCGGGTATAGTACCCGAGATAACTCACCACGCCCCGGAACAGCCGGTGCTCAGCGTACTTCGGCGGGAAGACCAGCTCCACGGCGCTGTACCGCATGGAGGTCTCCGGCAGGCACTTCAGGCCCATGACGTAGTATGCGCCGTTGTCCACCTGAGGAAATGTCCAGCAGCTTTTTGCCACCGGCTCCCCCGCTGTAGCAAGCTCCTGCCACGAACCGCAGTAGTCATAGCCTAAATACTTTGAGAACAGAGTATTCGGTCCAAAGGACCGTCTCCAGGCCGCCAGTTTGCCCGGCGCCATGTAGTACCTCCGGCGCTCGTAAAAGGCCAGCACCCGGAGGGGAAAGACGCCCCCGCCCCCGGCCAAATCCAGCCAGGGATATGGGTCCAGCTGTGTCGGCTCATAGCGCACATACAGCAGGCCCGCCGACACCAGCAGGTTTCCGTCCTCGGCCCGCCGCAGAAAAACCAGATTGTGACGCTCCTCCAGAGACGGATACTGCCCGTGGTCGGCATTCCCCAGCCGGCCGACGCACTTGATCGTTACCCCCTCCCGGCACAGGGGACAGGTCCCCGTCTCGTTGTGGGTTTTTCCGGTCCAGTTGTCATCCCCTCGTTCGGCAATCCAGCTGCTCCCGCAGCCGTTACAGTAAAAGCGCCGCTTCCGGCTGCTCAGACGGTCGTAGAACAGATATTTCTCGCAGACATCCTCCGCCTGGGCCTCCTCCGATTCGCTCAGGCAGCTCGGGAACATCTGCATCATGGCCTCCAGTTCGAAGGCGTTCGCGTTACATTTTTCGCCCATGCCGACACCTCACATCAGGTCAAAGAGGTCCAGCAGCTTGGGCGCTTCCTCGGGCGCCGCAACATCCGGGTCCTCCCCGGCCGGGCAAAGGTTGATGGACATCTTGAAGCGGACATCCGCCCCCGGGAAGTAAAACCGCACCGCCCGGCGGTATGCCTCCAGGTCGGAGAGCGAGGAGCGAACCCCATTCACCACCGCTTCCAGACAGTCCTCGAAGCTCCCGCCCTGATAGACGGCCTGGGCAAACTCCCCGTCCTGCCGGCAGAACTCCACCAGGGCATCGTAGACAGGCTTCTTTACAGCCATGACGTAGCTGGAGCCCTTTTTCAGCTCTTTCAGCTCCTGTTCCAGTTTTTTGATGGCCAAGTCTTTCATGTTCCAACCTCCTCCAGTTCCGGGAACACCTTCCGCAGCAGGGCCCAATTGGCGGGCCGCCGCCCGTGCTCCCAATTTGCGATGGTGGCCGTACAGACGCCGATCCGCGCGGCGAGTGTGCGCTGGGTCATGCTGTGCGCCTCACGAACTGTCCGAATTCGCCGCTGCGCATCGGCCAGCCTGGCTTCGTTCGCCGCCCGGCTTGCCCGCATCATCGACTTGACTCTCTCCGGGTCGGCCTGATACACCCGCCGTTTGTACGCAGCATGTCGCGCTTTTCGATCGTCCTGCCGACACACCCGTGTCAGCCGTTCCTCCGGGATGTCCGGGAAAGGACAGCTGTCCTCCAGCCCACAGCCCAGACAGTTGCCCGTGCAGAGCCGCAGGGCCTCGGTCTCAGACATACTCGCACCCCTCTCCCGGGTCAATGCGCTCCGGACCCCCGCTGAAGGGCGGCAGGTTCGGCCGCGTCAGGTTGTCCTCCCAGCGCTCCCCGTTGAGCCAGGTGGTCGCGTGCGGGATGACGCCCCGCCGCCACTGCTCGCTGCGCATGGCCCGGTCCAGTCCCGCCATGATGCCGGCGAACAGCTCCGGGTCAGGATTCAACCGTTTCCATTTTTCGAGGGCCTTCTTCCGCCCTTCCTTCCGGGGGTACTTTTCCCAGAAGGCCTGGAACTGAGCTTCCTGATTCACCCGCCCGCCGGAGGGTGTTTCTTTGGTTTTCTCTTTGTGTTTATTCTTTGGTATTGCTGGCACCGTTTCGTGCGTTTCACTGCACGGTTCGGTGCGCTCTGTCGCACCGTTCGGTGCAGTGGAGAGCACCGTTTCGTTCTCATCTGCAGGGCCGTCCATCGTCTCCATCCCGGCAGGCGGAGCGCTGATGCCGTAGTGCTCCAGCACCGTGTCGCACACGGCATACCAGAGCGTTCGGTCCATGGGTTTGGCGTTGAAGCTGCCCTTGATGATGGCCTCCTGCTCCTCCAGGCTGTGCAGGATGCGCTGAATCTGCCGCCGGCTCCACCAGGGGAACCACTCGGTAAAAGAGGTCTGGGAGTTATAGGTCCACACCTTCCCCTCATGGATGTTCCGGGCGTCGAGGGTGTTCTTCTGCACCCAGTAGGCGAGATTGTGGAGCATAATCGCCTCATCCAGCCCGTAGCGTTTGGCCAGCTCCGCCGAAAAATGATATTCCCTCATGGCTCCTCCTCCAGCGACTCCGCCGCAAGCACAGCGTCCTCCACGTCATTGAGCATCCGGACCGTGGTCTCCGTCAGCCGCTGCATCCGCGCGTCCACGTGGGCCAGCTCGGAGTAGATCAGCTCCGACATCCGCACCATGCCCTCCATGCCGTAGTCGGCACACTTGGAAAAAGCGCTCATCAGCACGCCCACGGTCCCGATGACCGCCCCGGCGTCCTGATAGACCTCCAGCAGCCGTTCATTCAGTTTCTCCTCTGTCATGCCGGGACCTCCCTGGTCAGCATGACCTGCCAGCCGGGCTTCAGCTCCCGGAACAGGGCGTCCAGGGCCTCCAGGCCCATGACCTTGTCCGTGTACCGGCGCAAGGTCAGCCAGGAGCAGCCCGGCCCCTTTACTTGCAAAAGATACATGTGGTTTCCTCCTCTGTTTCTGATGCTGATGCTGATGCTCACATGTGAGTATGGTGGGCCCTCCGGGGCTCGAACCCGGAACAATCGATTATAGGTCGACCGCTTTACCAATTAAACTAAAGGCCCACGAGGCCGGACAATCCGGCCTGTCCCCGTCTCTCCGGGGTGTCAGAGAAAGGCTGCGTGTACCTATGCCCAAGGTACTGGACCGGGCGGCGGGACTTGAACCCGCAGCCTCATCGTGCTCGTCAACACGGCGCGCTCCCAGCTGCTCTACGCCCGGATACTGCCGGTCTGTTCCCGGCTGTCAACGCGAATCCCCTGTCCCCCTTCTTCCAAGCGGCTCCTTGTCGCGTTCAAGCATTACTGCATGGGCGGTTTTTACAATCACATGATTGTGACGTCCGGCAAATGAACGCCCTGCTCGCACCGCAAAGCCCTGGTGCCGGAATTCCGTCCGGTCGCGGTTGCTCTACTGTTGCGAATCATCGTGATACTTCTCAAGACGGAGACAATATTTCCCGATAGCGTCACGCAACTCTCTGCATCTTTGGTTGTGGCATGTGTAGACTGGTGTAGCGACACCGGGACCCTCAACGTCAAACATTGTGCCAATCCTTGTCTTTGAGGGGTGAAGACAATGTTTACAGTTAATGTCCAAGTTCTCCAAATAAACGATATCTCCCATCGCTCTACCTCGAATCAAGGATAATGGTGCCGGAGGGCAGGTCTTCCCTGCCGCCGTCTAGCGTTCTCTCCGGCGTAAAGGCAACGGAATTGCACCGGGGCGCCGTTGCCGCAGCGTGCCCCTTTTACGCCTGGGGCATATATTGAATAGAAAGGAGATCTACCCTCTTGGGGCTCTGGTGCCACTGGCGGGACTCGAACCCGCGTCTGCGTTCTGATCCTGTCCTGGGGGTTGTTTGCAAAGGCAGGTAAATCCATTACGAGGAGGTATACGTAGGAAGACTACATGAAAAACGAAAGAGAAAACCGATCAGAACCTGTGCCGTCTCACCATCCAGACCGCAGTGGCATGTCCCGGCCGAAGCCGGGCGAAAAAGAGAGCTGTTCCGCGGGCTCCCGGAGTCGAACCGGGGCGGTACCCTTACCCGCGCGATGCTGTCCGTATGCCGTCACGGACAGCACGCCCCGCGCGCACAGACGGGGAATTTGGCAAGTCCATATGTGTGGTCGTGCGCTGTGCCCATGCGGGCCGCCCCCGATGTCCAGATGTCCGGGGTCCAACGCTGATGGCCGCAGTCATGCAAGCAGTATTTGATTGATATGTGTGCTCGAGAACAAGCATCTTACGGCTTCCAGCGACGTGCGAAGACCGCACGTTTCGGCCAGGTGCCGCCTGGCTACTCATCGGGCTGGGATTTTCTTCATGGCGTCAATGACATTTCTGGGCAAAAACTCTGTTGTGACCTCGATGGTTGGAAATTCACCGTCTTGCGGGAATCGAATCAGGATTTCAAATCTGCTCCTCAGTGTTCCTGTTCCGACCAACTCTTCAGCCCGGTCGATTACATCTTGCCCGGCGGCTTTTACCAGTTGAATTAACTGCTCATTGTACGTCATTTTTGACATCTCCCTTCGGCTGGTCAGGGGACTCGCTGAGAACCCGTGCCACATAGGCCGACAGCGCAGCCGTATCCGGTTCGGACACCCCGTGATCTCTCATGTACATGCACGCGGCCTCGTAGATAGATTGGCCGATTGCGTAATTTCGCTCCGCGCGTTCTCGTTCCTTCTCCCGGTCATTGAGCGCCTTGTAAGCAATCAGCCAGAGCGCGAACACACACGCCAGCTGACCGATGCTCAGACATGTGGTCAGGGTCATACCGCTTCTCTCCCTTCCTCATACAGTTCTTTCAGCACCAGGCACACCTTTGCCCAAATCTCAGGCAGGCCCATCTCCTTCAGGGCCTTGACGATTGCCCGCGCCTCCTCGTCCGGGTCGTTTCCGCCCCGCTTATACCGGATCATCTTCAGCGGCTGGAAGATCACCCGGTTGGTACCGGGCACCGTCTCCCCGATTTTCCCGGACCGGGCCAGCACCCGGCAGGACTGTTCACCAAGCCCCAGAAATTCCGCCGCCATCTTGGCGGTGATTTTTTCAGCGGACATCAGTTCCGCTTCCGTCATGGATATCCCTCCCCCTGATGTCATAGCTCCACCCCAGCTCGTCCAGGACCGTCTTCGCCCTGTCCCTGGCGTCCTCCGGAGCGTTCACGATTCCGAGCACCGCTTTTGCCACGCTGCCCCAGAACACCCTGGGGTCCTTCGGGATGGGGACGCCGTACTTTCTGTAGTACATGACAATTTTCTTCCGGTCGAAGCTGAACAGAGCCTCGTCCCGTTCTTTGATGAGTTTCCGAAGTTCGAATACCATGGATTTACCTTCCTCCTCCTTCCCGCCTCCGGCGGGGAGGTTTCGTTGCGTACATCCCTTTCCTGTGCTACACTGACCGGGAAAGGATGTGATCAAATGTTTACACTCTACGCTCCCGCGTTGCAATCAACGCCAGTGGTTAGCATCGCCATGAGCACGTCAGACAGGATTCAACTCGGATTAACCATTGTAACGGCGGCGGTTGGCTTTATTTCGATTGCCATTGCGGTATGTTCCCTCATATTAAGTAAAAAAATGCTTGAGGAAAGTACAAGGCCCCACATCACGATTTACCTGAATCGACTTATTCTGAGTAAAATCTCATCAGATGTGTACCTGATTATAAAGAACTTCGGTTCGTCATCAGGCAAGATAACGTCATTTTCATCGAGCATTGACCTCGAATTGATTGCGTTTAACCCTTCAATCGCAGTTCCTTTTCGCAATATCGAGGGAACGGTTCTTGCACCCGGGCAGAGTATGCCGTTTCTAATTAAGACATCATCCCAATACCAGACCATCTCGTTTCAGGTGTGTTATACTTGGATGAAAAAAACATATTCTGAATCAATCAATGTGAACCTTGCGGCCTATAGTGCTCAGGAGCAAGTGAGGCATATTTCACGAAAAGACTCTATTGAATCTTTGGCATACGCGTTGCAGGAAATTGCATACAAAATGATGTAATCTCTTTCATTTGCCTTTATTCCACCGTGCCTCCATGATGTCCCGGGCAATCCCGGAGCCGATATAAACGACAAAGATCAGTACCATAGGTACAGTCAAAATCAATGTGACTATCATTTCGATGTCTATGATCGTGATGATGCTTTGGCTAATTTGCGTCATACCAATCCATTTCCCTTCTGAAGCGAATCTTCTCTTTAAACCATTTAATGGTCCCGATGTTTTCTCTTATGCTGTCTACCATGAATTTCCCAAGTGCCAAATAGGTACACCATGCAGAAATGCAAATCAATGAAGCCATGAATAATAGGAAGATATCCATCCTCTCACCTCCCTTCTCCCCCGCCCCGCCTCCTGCGGGGCGGTTTTTTAGCTGGCTGCTTCTTCCGCATTTTTCACGATCTTAGCGTGGAAAGAAAAGCCCTCCAGGAACAGAAGGAGTTCTTTTCGCTCCTCGCTGCTGGCATCGTCCATATACTTTCCGATCGCCTCCATCGCAGATTCTTTAGTCGGATTCATTGAAACACCTCCTTGTCGTTCCTTCTTTGGGTTTACAGGCTCATAATATCACGCATAAATGAGTTAGTCAACCCCTTTTAGTTTCTTTTTGTGTTGACTAACTCATTACATTCATTTATAATGCTTTATGTAACGGAGGTGACCTGATTTGATTTCTGACAGAATTAAAGCTGTTCGTGAGAAGTACGAACTTTCTCAAGCGGATTTTGGCGCAAGACTCGGAATATCAAGAGATGTAGTGAATAACATCGAAAACAACCGACTGAAAAGACCGGAGCAGCAGGCTCCCATCTATAAACTCGTTTGTAAAGAATTCGGTATTGACGAGCATTGGTTGTTGACTGGAGAAGGGTCTATGTTGCCTATTCAGACTGATGCCGAGCGTTTAGCGGCATGGGTATCTAAACATGCGAGGACCGAATCGGATGAATTTAAACGGCGTTTTATTGCGGCTCTTATTGACCTCTCAGATAAAGACTGGGAAGTGATTCAGAGATTCGTTGAATCCATGAATAAAGCCCCAGATGCTTAATCTGAGGCTCTGAGTTCAACTGAGATTGCTAACGAATATGTAAATGAGTCTAAGCGTTTCTTCATCTGCGTCTTCAAGTAATTCAATGATCATTTTTTTTAAGTCCATAGTAGCCTCCTTCGGATGTAACTGTGGTGACCCTTTGCAATTCTGATTATAACAGAAACGTTGTCCAATAGTCCGGACTATGTGAAATCTATTTTCACTGCATGTGAAGTTTACATTGTAAAGGATGGTGACGTATGAAAAAGATATTGAGTACGGTGTTGGCTTTCGGCATAATACTGGGACTCTCCGCATGTGGAGCATCTTCCAGCCAATCCACTGAAGGAAGCGCATCTGTTTCACCTTCTGCAAACTCGACTGGCGCAACCGATACCAGCGAGAACGAGAATTCAGAACTGAATTACCACGGTGTAGTCTTAAACATCCCAGCCGGGTGGAGATCGAAAGCTGGTGATGAAAACACACAATACTATTATCCTGATAACGCTGATTCTATGGTAATGATTGGCTATAGTGAAATTGATTTGACCGAAGATACCATTCAAGAGCAACTGGATGATTTTGCGGATGGAATAGCCGAAGTTGAAGGGGTAAGAGATTTAAGAAAAACAGAATACACCATTGATAACATCGACGGTATGAAAGTTACATACACACAAAACATCGACGGTCAGGATCGCTCTTTGACTGTTTATACTGTTCCGGTAAACATGGATGGATTCTTCTCCATTTTATTCTGTGAAGGGAAAGACCCGGACCGCAATTACAGTGAAGAGTATAAAAATGTTTTAGATAGCGTCACGCTTCCTATTTCGGATGAAACTACGTCAGGGCCAGTTGATTCCGATGAGAAATTTTTCATGGAGGAAGTGATTGACAACGCTCCTGACGAGATTCGAGATCATATCGTAAGCAGAACCTGCGCTGACATGAAAAAACTGGACTTGGGTGAGGAAATCTCTGTGTCAGTTGAAATAGATGACCTGGCTAATATGGGTGCCGTGGCCGCCTTTTTACTGGAGGCCACAAAGGAAAACATTGATTCAGATCGGGAATCAGAGGTCCGAATTGATTATTTTGAAGGTGATAAAGCAGCATCTTGGTCATGCAAGGACCTGACAAAGGGGTTACTAATTGACACAATCAATGACATAACAGAGGACGATGTCACGCCGGAGGGACTCACTGAGCTTTATAATTCCGGCGATGCCATAAAAGACACCGAAGACTCTGAGGAAACAGTGGAATCTGAGGAGACGGAGGAAACAGTAGAAGAGGACGAACCTCTCTCTGTTGAGCGCAGTTCAGCGTTGGAAAAGGCGGAAAGCTATCTTTCTTTTACTGCCTTTTCCCATGACGGTCTAGTAAAACAGTTGGAGTATGAGAAATTCTCCCACGAGGACGCTGTCTATGCGGCCGATCACTGCGGCGCTGATTGGAATGAGCAGGCCGCAAAGAAAGCAAAGAGCTACCGGGAAATGACATCTTTTTCCCACGCCGCCCTGGTAGATCAATTAAAATATGATGGCTTTACAGCTGAACAGGCAGAATACGGAGTTTCTCAGACAGAATAAAAAAACCGCCCCGGTGCTGCGAACACAATAAAACCTAAAAAAGTATTGCAATTATTCTGTATAGGGAATAGAATGAGACATGAGGCAGAGTATATGAAAAAAAGAGACGCCATTACTCAACTGTCGAAACTATTGGATGTATCTTCCATATTAATCCATCCGGCATTATTGCAGGAAATAATGGATATCATCAAGCGCAGCGGAAACGAAAAGCAGGTTTTTACAATACTATCCAGGCGCCTTCAGATGTTGCGCGAATATGGAAGCCAAGCTCAACTTTACCACAAGGAATTTGAGCTGCTAAGTGAAGGGATATACAGTATGCACATCTCCACCGACTCAATCAACCTGCGGATTCTTTATGCTTTTCGGGACCCGAACACAATGTTATTGCTCGCTTTTTACGAACGGGAAGGAAAGAAAAAGACAGACTATACCGGGAAAATTGAAGTCGCTAAGGATCGTTTGAATGAAATGTAAAAAAGGAGCGTCGCGTATGGGAAAGGCTATTCCTGTTTCTGCTTTACTTGAGGCATTGTCAGAGTCGCTGTCTGCGGCGGATATCGTCGCAACAACAAACAAAGTAAAGATTGCCGGTTGTATAACCGATTGGAGAATCAAAAACGGAATGACTCAGGCGGAATTCGCAGAATACTGTGATGTAAGTCAGAGCACAATATCGAAATGGGAGAACGGTGATTTCAACTTCACGATTGATAAACTTGCGGAGATTTGCTGCAAACTGGATCTGGAATTGGATATTTCTATTCATGAGCCACATCCAACATCTGTTATCGAACGTTTTAGTAAAGAATACCGTGAAATTGGATCTGGCGTAGCGGCAAAAATTATCAACTTAGATTCGTATAGAAAACAGGAAGATTGGAACTCCAGCGTTTGTGAGAACATTTCGTATCAATATGAGGAATTAAAGGAGGAGTAACAGAATGGTCAACTATGCAAACGTATTTCGGCTCACGGTTAACAGTGACCTCAGCGAGGTGGTTTTCCGATTTGGACAAACCTTTTCCACTCCCGATGAACACTCTGAGTCTGAGACTGTTTCTGAAGTCATTATGCCCGGCCCCCTGGCTAAAGAGTTGGCAACAAAGCTTCTTGGCTTCTTTGAAGGCAACTCGGAGCAAACTGAATAAAAATAACCGCCCCGGTGCTGCGAACACCGAGACGGTTCGAATAAGGGTAGTAAATTCTGATGACAGGAGCTTACTACCCTTCTATTTTAACAGATAGGAGGCAAAAAGTAAATGAAAAGACCCAACGGCGCCGGGACCGTGCGCAAGCTGGGCGGCAAGCGGCGCAGGCCGTGGGCGGCCGTGATCACGACCGGCTGGGACCCGGAGACCGGGAAGCGCAAGCAGAAGTATGTGGGGTACTATGAGACCTACCAGGAGGCGGAGCTGGCCCTGGCCGTGTACCGGGCTGATCCGCTGCCGAAGGATGATCTAACGCTGGAAATGGTCTATGCGGAGTGGAAGGCGGTCCACCTGAGAGACCTGTCCGCCGATGCCATCCGCGTCTACAGTATGGCCTGGAAGCATCTGTCCGCACTGCGCGACCGTAAAGTGGAGGATATCCGCACAGGACAGCTCCAGCGTGTCATTGACACGGCACGGAAGAAAGACGGCAGTCCATACAGTGCCGCGAGCCTCAGACTAGTTAAAACGCTCGCTGTGATGTTGTGGGACTATGCCGTTGAGAACGATATCGTTGAGAAAAACTACGCAAAGTACATCAAACTCCCACGCGCCAAACGAAAAGAAAAAGAGCGCTTCTCTGCGCTGGAGGTAGAGAAAATCAGAAATGCCGCCAATGCGGGCGTTCCGAATGCGGATGCTGTTTATATGATGATCATGAGCGGCTTCCGAATCACGGAATTTCTCAGCCTTGACCGCTTTACTGTAGACCTGGAGCGCATGACCTTCACCGCCGGCGTGAAAACCGACGCCGGCAGAAATCGGATCGTCCCAATTCACCCCACCTGTGTTTCATTCATCCGCCATAGACTTGCTCAGGGCGGTGAGCGAATGATCTGCTACCCTAATGGACGGCCGGTGAGCTCTGAATCTTTTCGCAAGCATTATTACAAGGCGCTGGAAGCCATCGGCGTCCGCCGCCTCACCCCACACGCAACTCGTCACACGTTTGCCTCGATGTTAGCGGAGGCGCAGGTGCCTACTGCAGAGATTCAGAGACTCCTTGGGCATGCCAACTATGCCCTGACCGCAAATGTCTACACACACGTTGATGTTGAGGCGCTTAGAGACGCCGTGAGCAGTCTGTAAATTTGTACGCCACGTGTACGCCACAGGGTAAATGTGATCTGAAAAACACTCAAAAATAGTAACAATAATACTCCATTCTTGTAACATTTATAGAATTTACTTGACGGAAATCACAAAAAATGTTTACAGATTGTTGAATAACAAATCTTCCAAAAAGATTGATATATCAGTAAAAATCGGAAATCTGGTGTACGCCACGTGTACGCCACCGTCTAAGAAAATCCCCCTGCGAACCGAGCACACAGCTCAGATCGCAGGGGAGTTTCAGAGTTTTCAAATTGCCAAACGTTTGGGATTTTACTTCACCAGCGCCGCCCACGTCTTCGGACCCACGATGCCGTCCACCACGAGCCCCGCCTTATACTGAAAGCTCCGGACCGCCGAATCCGTCTGCACGCCCCAGATGCCGTCAGCGTGAATCGGATACCCTTTGACGTTGAGAAGCTGCTGGAGATACCGGACATACTCTCCCCGGTCGCCCTTCCGCAGGGTCGGCCGGGTTTCGCTGTCCTGTTTCACTCCGGGCGGAGCCACATAGACCGCATCCAGGTCCACGGCACCGCTGATCCCGCTGACTCGGCCCTTGCTGGTGTACTGCCAGCCGTACAGTGTCTGACCTTTCCGGATTTTCGGCGGGCTCTGCCGCTTCCCGTTGTTGGAGCCGTATTTGGCAATCCACCAGGGCAGGCTGATGCTGTGGGAGGGCAGCACGCTGTTGTACCAGTACTGGTTGCAGTATACGCCCACCATGTAGCCAGCCGCGGCGATGATCTTGCGCTCCGCCTCGATGACGGCGGCCAGCGTGTTCCTTCCGCATTTCAGGAGGGAAGCGTCCTCCATGTCCAGCCACACCCCGCAGGGCATTTCCCTGCCCTTGAGGACGGAGACAATCGCCCTGGCTTCCTTCTGGGCCTCTGCCACCGTTTTGGCGTACACGTAGCGGTAACACCCCACCGGGATTCCCTGGGCCTTACAGCCGGCATAGTTGCGCTCAAAGCCGCCCTCAACGGCGCTGTTTTTCTGCGTGACCTTCAGGATCGCCAGCTTCACGCCGGCCTTTTTCACCTTCGCCCAGTCAATGACGCCCTGCCATTTGGCCACGTCGATTCCGAGATAATCCATGTAATCCCCCCTACTTCAACAGGCTGTCCCACGTCTTCGGACCCACAATGCCGTCCGCTGTCAGCCCGTGCTTCTTCTGGTATGCTATGACCTTCGCCTTCGTCCTGCTCCCGAATGCCCCGCCCACCGGCAGGCCGCCCAGGAGCTTCTGAAGGACCTTCACCTGCTGGCCGTGCGCCCCCGGCCGCAGGGTGTTCAGGGCGCAGGTCGTCACAGGCTTTTTGACCGTCACCTTTTTGACGGTCTTTTTCGCGCCCACAATCACGATGCCGGCGGAACCCGCCGTGCTCTTGTACCAGCCCTTGTCCGCCCCGGTACCCTCCTGCAAAAACTTGCACAAAGCATCCAGGGTGACGACATTCACCGGTCCCCGGTTGCCGCTGTTGGCCACCACCACACGGCCCAGCCTGTTGTAACCCACGGCGAGGACATAGTGGTCTCCTCCGGCGAAGGGGTCCCCCTTGTGGCCGTTGTCGTCCGTCCAGCAGATCACCGGATTCCCGGCCCGAAGGGCGGCGTCAACCAGCTTCCGGATGGCGCTCCGGTTGGCCTTGGTCACGGCGTGGAAGCTGGCTGAATAGCCGTACTTCTTCAGGATCGTTGCCAGCCCCTGAGCGGACACCAGGGAGTATTTCGGCCACTTCCCCCACAGGGATACCGCCTTTTTCAAAACCTCCCCAGGGGCCGTTTTCCGGCCTCTCAGGGTGAGAGCGAAGGCAGCGCAGCAGGCTCCGCAGCCGTGGGCGGAAAGCTCTTTGGCATAGGCTCCCTTGAGCTTGTGCTGGTTGACCACGGTCATGGTGCGGCCGTTCAGAGTGATCTTGGAGCCGGAAACCTTGACGATGTTGGCGGCCATGTCACTCCAGCTCCGGCAGCCCTGCCACACTGGTCAGCAGGGACAGCACCGCCGCCAGGGCTGCCGTGCCCAGCACCGTGGGCCAGTCCACCGCCGTGATCATAATCTCCGCCGGAATCAGAGCGAGCAGGCTCTGACAAAAAGTTTTCAGGGCACGGATGCCCGCCGCTTTGAACCATCTTTTCATAATGTACTCCTCCTTAGTGCAGGGCGGCCTTCGCCGCCTGACGGGTCAGAAAATCCGTCTGCTGGTGTTTGATGGACCGGGCGTACTCCAATGCCGCCTCGGTCTCCCCGTTGGTGTGGCCGTTTTTCAGGGCCAGCGCTGTCGCCTCCCCCAGAGCGATAGACGCTCGGGTGGCCTGAATACTCAGGACCTCATACTCCTCCCTGTCCCGTTCGTGCTGCTCCTGGGCCTTGAAGCGCTGGTCCATTTTGCGCTCCAGCCTCCAGACGATCAGGCCGATAATGGCAGACGGCACACAGGCCGCCAGAAGGGACAGGCCGACGGCCAGGTTGATTGAAATCATTAGCTGCTCACCCCCAACACTGCTTTCAGCATCTTAATATCCAGCGTTCCTGCCACCTCTCTGGAAATGTTGACCGTGACCGTAGGCGGGGACGCCTGTGTGTTGACGGTATAGTTCGTCCCCGCCTGAGCCAGAAGGCCGTTGATGAATACCAGGATGACGTCAGAGGACTCATAACTGTAACCGGTGGCGCTCAACGAAGTGGTGAAGCTGCTCTCATCAGGATCGGCCGGCATAGATACAGACATCGAAAACGCCCGAATATAGGCACCGATCTGAAGCTCCTCTGTCAAAGTCGCCATCCATGCGTCAAAGGCTGCTTTCTGCTGCGCTTCCCACGCTTCCATCTGAGCGTAAAACTGTTCGTACGCAGTCTGCCATTGGATAAACAGTGTAGAGGTATCAACCTGCTCGATGAGCCCTGTGACCCACCCACAGAGGGTTTTATTGGCTCGTGTATCGGTAATGTTTGCCTGTGTGATTGACGTTGCACCGGCTTTGACATAAACGTAAGCGAGACAAATCTGCTGGATTGTCTCATTGTTAATTGGGGTAGGTTTAGTTGGATTTGTTGCGGCTGTTCCGTTGACAGCAATAATAGAAATGTTTCGGTTGGACATGTCGCATTGGATCACAATTGCGGTATACCGATTCAACGTAACATGGGCCGCATTAATAGTAATATCAACGGGGGCATCGTTTTCAATCCATTTTAGGTTGTCACCAACAATAGCCCGTCCCGACTGCACCTGAACAGTCATACCGCTGTTGGCCAAAACCTGCAACCCATTTCCAACATCAGCAAATACACCTTTGCCGATCAGTCCCTTAAAGTAAGTGCTCATCTGGTCGGCGTTGTACAGCCGGTCTCCGTCCAGGCTGTTGAAAAATCCACTCGTAATTGTCATCCGTCTTCCCCCTCCCAGTTGCTGAAGGTGGGCGTCAGCGCCCATCCGTTTTCGTCTTCGCTGTAAATGATCTCCGTGATCCGAGTCACGGCGGAGATGTTGTTCTCGTTCTCAATTTGGACCAGGTCCCCGAGGAAGTAGTCCTCGTTGAGTTTGTAGAGACCGTCTGGTATGACACTGCCCTCAAACTTCTCCTCACTGACTTGAGTGCTGGCGAGCTGTTCCTTGCCGTAGTCACTCAGCATCTTCAGATAGGTTTCCAGGGTAATGATCTCCCCGTTGCTCGACACACCGGACCCGTCAATGTAGTCCTCATACCGATTCAGTCCGGTGGCCGTGCCCACCATCGTCGTGCGCTGATCCACGCCCTCACCCTCACCGCCCACCAGCGCGGCGTTCCTGAATTCCTCACGGGAACGGGAATAGGCCGAGGAAATGAGGTTGTCGAACTCCGGCGAGAACACCACCGGAGTGACCGTGGTCTGCTCATAAGTCCGGTCGGTTCCCTTTTTGAGCTCGAACACGTACTTCCCGTTTTTGATGTAGACATCCCAGCCGATCCCATACCCGGGGCAAATCTCCACCAGCCACTCGGCAATGTTCTCCCCCAGCAACTGGACATCGAAGGTCTCCGGAAAATTCTTCTTCGCCGCCAGCGTGAAATTGCTGATTTTCCGCGCGGCCAGCTTGGGGCTGATCAGATTGTCCGTGATCACCTGCCGGATGCCCTCCTCCACGGTCCCGGACAGGTTTGTCTGCTGCCAGATCACCCGCCGGGCGCAGATGCTCTTCAGGCCCCGGCCGGACAAGGTGAGCACCCAGCCGCGTTCCACGTCAAAGCTGAGCTCACTCCCCTCGATGACCATCACGTTCCGGTATTCCTTTCCAGACATGTCGTCCGCCCGTACCAGGTAGCGGTTGACAGCAAACCGTGAGATATTGGTCTTTGTCCCCGGGACGACCAACTGGAACTCAGACATCCCGAAAAACTGCATGTTCCAGATCAAACTCTCAAAGGTGTCGACGATGTCGATCGGGCCACTCAGGCCGCTCATCAGATAGAGGTCCACCGTTACACCCCCTCATACTGGTTGATGATCTCAACGGTCACCAGCATGTTTTCCTGTCCCGCATCGGCCGCAACTGTGAACAGGTTGTCCCCAGGGGCCAGCGTGAACCAGGAGGAGCCGTCTTCCAGTGCGCCGATCACGTTCTGTGTGGTACCTCCGGACCGCAGGACAACACTCTTTTCCCCTCGCCGTGTGTTGATGATGATCTCATCCGCCTCCGCCATTGAAAGGTTCAGGATATAGTGCTCACTGGTGCCCACATTGTAGATTTTGGGGTTCCTCACCACGTCGGTGGCTTTGATGTAGATGATTACTCCGGTCTCCACATCGCCATCATTGATGATGGACTTCTCCACATATCGTACCAGACTGGAAAAGGGGATGCCGGAGCTGGGAATGGAGAACGGGAATTCGAACAGGTTCTCCACCGCCGCAAACTCCTGGACGCTGGTCTGCACGCTGTTGAGCAGGGGCTTCGGGCACAAAATCACGATCTGGGCCGTCTGTTTGGTGTCAAAGTACCCGACAGTGATGCTCTGGACATACCCGTCGATGTATACCCGCCGACTGGCGTTAGAATAGTACAGACGCACTGGGAAGCGCACCTTGAAAAACCGATAGAGGGCAATCCGATTGACCTCCGCGGGCCCATTGACCGCCAGCGTGATGGAGATAGTCCTTTCGTTGATGTAGGAGCTGTTGTAGACGGAGCCGTCCGCGCCGGCGTTCCGGGTGGTGTTGATACTGGCGTCGGGCGGGTCGATCCCGTCAATTCCGGAGATGCAGTACGCCGGATTGTGGGTCAGCTCCATCTGCTCCCCGTACTGATTTTCCGCGATCAGAGTGTACATGGCTCACCTCCTAACGCTGTGTGGCCGCCTTGACCATTGCGATCTGCCGCCGCCTGGCCTGATAGGTCTCCAGAGCGGACAGCGACCTGGGGCTCGTGTTGTTCTGGACCAGGTTGTAATTGTTAATCACCTGGCTGTTGTAGACGCTGCCTCCGCTCGGCCTGACCGCCGCACGGATTCCGCTCACGTCGCCGGTGATGTCCCCCAGCGGACTGGTCACCGCCCCGGCGATGCGCTGAGCGGCGGACTGTACTGCCTTGACCGTGTCCAGCAGACCGTCAGCCACACCCTCGCCGGCGAACATGCCGATACTGGCCGTCACCCGGGAGGGGCTCTTGATTTTCAGGGCGGTCTTGAATTCCTTGACCATCTGGTTTACAAATTTTTTGATTGCCTTGCTCATGTAGTCCGTGTTCCTGGTCAGCCCGGACGTGAACCCCTTCATGGCCTGGAGCCCCAGCGCCTGAAGCTGGGATGGGAGGGTCTTGAAGGCCTTGTCAATATCCGCCTTGTAGTTTTTGGCGATCTTATCGAAATCGGCCTTGTAAATCTTCTCCCCGGCCGCCTGGGCGGCTTTCATCTTGTCCGTATACGCCTTGTTGTAAGCGTTCAGGTCCTTTGTGCTCATGCTCAGGAGCCTGTCCATGAAGGCGCTGCCCTCGGTCATATCATAGCTGGAGATCTGGTCAAAGAGCTCCTGGGAGACTTTGCCTTTGATTTTCTCCAGCTTGGAGGCATAGTCATTGATGGCCTTGGTCTGTTCCTTCAAATCATTGACCGTCATCACCCCGGCGCCGCTGATATCGAACAGGTCCCCGGCGCTCTGCATCCGGTCAATCAACGACTCCTGTTTGTTCATCAGGTCGTTGTAGAGCTCCGTGTACTTGTCCGTGATACCATTGATGGTGTCGTCAATGAGCTGCTGTGCCTTGCTCTGGTACTCGCTCAGGGCTTCCTGGAGCTGTGACAGCATCTCGGAGCTGGCCGCCTGATAGGCTTCCTTCTGGCTGTTCTGGATGGCCAGCCGCTTGTTGTACTCTTTGTTGCTTGCGGCAAGCTCCTTCTTGCCCGCGGCCTGCTCCGCCTTAATCCTCTTGGCATAGTTGGCGTTGTTGGCCTTAATCTGCTTGGCTGTGTTGTTCTTGGCCTCCTTGATCTGCTTGGAGGCGCTGGCTTTGGTTTCCTTGATCTCTTTAGCGCTCTGCGCCTTGATGGCCTTAATGCTCTGAGTCACCTTCTGCTTGTCGGCGGCCTTTTTGAGCTTGGCCCGTTTCTTCTCCAAGGCCTTGACTCTCTGGTCTCTGGATTTCTCAAGCTCGGCGACCTTCCGGTCTCTGGCCTTCTCAATGTCGGCGACTGTCCGATCCCGTTCCCGTTCCAGCTTGACCCGTTCCCGGTTTCGCGCTGTCTCCAGCTTTTTGACCTGGGCGTTGTTCCGCTTCTGGATGGCGGCGTTCCGCTTGGCCTGTTCCGCCTGCATCTTCGCCGTTTGGTTGTCGAACACCTTCAGGTTCTGTTCGTTCTGGTACGTGACCCGGTTCATCAGGTAGGTAGAACGGGCGCTGAACGCGTCGGCGAAGGCGGTGCTGGCAGTCTGTCCCGCCTCGGCAAAGCCGAACTGGGAAAGGGTTTTCAGGTTCTTAATGACGTTGCCCACCAGACTGCTGACCAGTTTCTGGAGGGATTTTTCCTGAGAGGCGATGCCGTTGATGTAACCCTGAGTGAAGTATTGGCCAAAGCGAAATGTTACTTTAGATGGGGAATGAGAATCCTGTGCTTTTCTTGCGGCAGCTAAAGCGGCTTTTACAACAGCAGCAGCCGCGCTTGCAGCCGCACTGACTTTAGATTTTACACCCCGTGCGTATCCATCACCGGCGTTTACGCCTTGCGTATACATCCCAGCCTCACCGGTACTGGCACCGCTCACAGAGCTGGAAGCTAAGGTTTTACCGCTTTTATTGGCCGCACCTTTCTTGCTAGCCACACCAGAGGCATAAGCGCCGCCGCCTTGACCGCCTGTTTTCCCCATTGCGGCAACTCCGGCCGCTCCACTTACGCTAGCATTTTTCAGAACGCCACCAGCTCTTTTGCTTTTGGAGGATGTTGCCGCAAGCCTTTTAGCGTAGGATACACCGCCCTGATCTCCCTGCTTACCCATTTCGGCCTTTGCGTTAGAGCCTTGCAAAGCTGCCTTTTTCGTTTTCTGTCCAGCCTTTTTGTGTTCAGGGGCAGTCGCACCAAGTGCCTTAGCACCTGATTTACCAGATGCCTTACTCTGTCGCTTAAACTCGCCTTTATCTTTTCCACCTTCAAGAGCAGCCTTCTTGTTAGTTGCGGCTGCTTTTTTATGGGCCGGGGCGGTTGAAGCCAGTCCTTTAGCCTCTGCATCGCCCACGTTTTTATAAGCCTTTGCGGCGGCCCCTTTTGCCTTTTCAACCTCTTTATTGGCTGCATCCATCCTATATTTAGCAGCGCTTAAATCAGCTTTCGTAACTCGCCCTGATCCGTCTTTAGATATAGCAAGTAACTTAAAATAATAATCTGTGTAGTCCTGTGCTTGCTTCTCTAAACTCTCAACAGTACCCTGTTCAGCTGTCGTAAACGCAAATTGCTGTTGTGCCATGGCCTTTTGGATTTTTTTAGTGTTGCCACTCATAACAGCAGATGACAGAGTCTCTTGATCCTTAATTGTTTTATTGTAACTATCAAGTGTTTCCTCCGATTTCTTTACCGCTTCGGAGGCTTCTTCATATTTATTTTTCGCTTCATCGTTAGCGATGATAACATCGTCTTGAGAATGTTTATAAGCAATTGCAGTTAGAAGATTATCTTTCGACAGTTGGTTGTATTTTTCTTCAACTCTAGCGGCCGCTTGACGAGTTTCATTATACTCAGCTTGTTTCTTGTCAAGTGTTTCCAGATTTTTAATATAGGTCTGTTGCTCTTTCTCTCTGTTTTGAGTTGCTTCCTGATAAGCTTCATTGTTAGCATCAAGCATTGCTTGTGCTCTCTGTACCTCAATCAATTCAGTAATTGATTTTTTCAGCTTACCATTTTTGCCGATATTTTTATCAATCTCGGACCGTTCAACACCAAGAGCGTTTGCGAGAGTAGTCAGAATGAAGTCGGCTCTATCCTCATAACCTTTTTTAACCTTGCCATTTGAATCAATAAGAGAATTATATTCCTCTCTCAATCCATTCAAATAGTTAGATTCACTATTGATTTTACCAATAGATTCTTTTCTCGATTTATTTAACTCATCAATTCGAGAACGAGAAGTATTCGCAGCATCAATATATTTCTGTTGTTCATCTGTAAATGCGTGTTGATCTCTGATTGCTTGCTCTTGTTGTTTATTATAAAGTTCCAGAGCACCGACAACCGCAAGCGCACCAGCCGCAAGCGCTAAAAACGGTAATGCCGCCTGTGCAATTGCGAGAAAATTTGTTGCTGTTGTCGCTCCCTCTGTCGCTGTTGTAAGATTGGCAAGAGCAGGAATCAGATTAAGTAAGTTGGTCTTAAACGTGGATAATTTATCAGCAACATACATTGTTGCTATTACCGTCCCGATTGTCCCCAGAGCACTGGAAACCGCCCCGCTATTGGACAAAATGAATTTGAACACTTCGACAACAGTTTCCGCAAAATTACCTACTTTTTCCGCTACGGAATTCCAATCCACCTCATTAAGAGCACGGGACAAGCTATTAATAGCGCTCTTAATTTTAGGCGCTGCTGCGTCAAAGACCTTGATCATCTTATCCTCAACATTGGACCGCAGCATTTTCAGCGAGCCACTAACATTGTCGTTCATGGTATCCGCCATATCCTGAGCGGCACCATCGCAATTCCTAAGGCTTTCCTCAAATTTTGCGGCTTTATCAACGCCATCGTTAAGGATCAGGTTCAAGCCCTTGATGCTGTCGGCTGTAAATGTACTCCTAAGCGCCGCAGCTTTTTCAGCTTTGCCCATTCCTTGAGTCGCTTTATTAACATCTTTCAGGATATCGGTCAAGTCACGATAATTCCCGTTAGCATCCTGAACCTGAACAGCAGTTTCACCGATTATAATCTTACCGTCTTTCATCTTTGCGGTAAGATCACGCATAATGGCTGTCAACGCTGTTCCGGCCTCTGAACCTTTCAGGCCCTGATTGGCCATAGACGCTAACAGGCTTGTAGTAGTCTCAACATCCTGCCCCGCTGCATTCAGGTTTGCAGCACAATTCTTAAATGCTTCACCTAGCTGAGTAGCAGATGTATTACTATTTGCCTGTGCATAGGCCAATTCATCTGCAAATTTAGCGCTATCAGATGCCTCAAGACTAAAGGCAGACAGATAGTCCGTTACCATGTCGGATGCCGCCGCCAAATCCATTCCGCTAGCAGCGGCAAGATTTAACACGCCCCCAAGTGCCGATGAACTTTGATTTGCGTCCCATCCGGCAAGGGCCATGTAACCCAATGCGTCAGCTGCTTCACCTGCACTAAAAACAGTACTAGCGCCAAACTCTTTAGCGGTCGATTCTAATTTCTCTAAATCCTCTCCAGTCGCACCGGATAAGGCGGCAACATTTGACATGGAAGATTCAAAGTTTACACCAACGTCAAACGTCTCTTTCGCCAGATTTTTCAACCCGTTTGCCGCCGCTCTAATACCGTCCGCCAGCAGACTTGACAGCGCCCCCTTCAGGACCGTGAAGCCTTCCCCGGCCTTTCCGGAGCTGTCCTCGACCTCTTCCAGGGACTGGTCCAGCTCATCCGCCGCCTTCTCGGCATTCCCAAGGTCCGTCTTTGCGTCCTTGAGCTCGCCGGACAGTTGGCTGATCTCCCGGGCCAGCTTCTCGGACTCCTGGGTCGTATCACGCTCCTCCAGCTGGAGGGAGGCGTACTCGGCTTTCAGGCTGTCCAGCTGGCCCTCCAGCTCCCGGATGCGCTGTTTCTGCTGATCCAGCTTGGACAGCTCTCCGACCTGCTCAGAAGCCTGCTTGACGCCCTCCAGCTTCTGGGTATAGCTTTCAATCTGCTTTTCCGTGTTTGCGACTGCGGCCTTCTGGTTGTTGATCTTGATCCGTACCCGGTCTGCCTCGGCGCTGTTCTCCCCGTAGGCCTTCGCCGTCTTCTCAAGCTCCTGCTCCATGAGGCTGAGCTGAGACTTCTGGGAGCCGAGGACCGAGGCCAACTGCTTCAGCTTGGCCTGGAGCCCGTCTGCGGAGCTGCCCCAGTCCTGCATACCGGCGGTCGCCGCCTTAAACTCGGAGTTTGCCAGACGAATCGCCCGGCCCGCCTCCTGCATGGCTGCCTTCAGCTGAGAGATGTCAGCCCGGAAATTCATTGTGCTGTCGTTTGGCATTGTCTCACCACCTAAAACCAGTCATCTCCGGCCCGCCGCCGGATGGGCCGGTTGGGGTCCTTCCTGCGCTGCTCTCTGATCTGCAAGGTACGGACCTCGCAGAACAGCCGAATCACGCTGTGATAGGACTTCCGGTCAATGGCGTCCGGAGTGTAAGCCGGGAACTCTTTACAGAGCTGATAGTTGATCTCAAACAGAATTTGATGTATCGGGGAGTCGTCCTCCCCGTCCTCTAGTTTTTTGACTCGCGGGGAATGCTGAGCATCTCATTGAAGGAATAACGCATGATGCTGACCACGGCGGGAAGCAGTTCCCGCAGCTTCACGTGTTCCCAGTCCTCATAAGACATCTCCGGGAAGCACTTGCCCAGGACCCGGGTCACATCGTTCCATGCCGAATAGATCACCTTCAGGATACTCACCGTGTCCTCGACGTTCTCAATGTTCAACAGCTCCATCAAGCTTCGGATCGTACCGAATTCCAGGTCGATCATTTCAGCCTCCACCGTCTTGACGATGGTGTCCTCGCCGTCATACACATTCAAGGTCAGTTTGCTCATATTTTCACCTCACAGTAGTTGTTTAAAGTGCCCCGCCGTCACAGCGGGCAGCGGGGCATAGAGAAAGAAATCTTACGGGTTTTCCTCGCTCTCAGGCGTCGAGTCCGGAGTGAAGACAGCATTGAAGAACTGCGCCGCCGTGATGGTCGTGTTGACGTCGGTCTCGATATTGACCGCCTTGGCAGGTTTGCCCGTCTTGGTGAACTTGTGAGTGGTGGAGATGCCTGTGAAGGTGAGCTCCTGACCGTTTGCGTCCGTTCCGTCGTCCTTGGTGGCGCTGGTCTGGCCGGGGATGCTGAAGGAGCCCTTCAGCCGCCAGACAAATACCTCCGTCCCATCTGTCCTCTGGGTCCGGTAACCAAAAGCGAAATACTTCGGCTCACGCTCCTGCTCCACCATCATGCCGGTCTCCTCGTCGTAATACTGACCGGTGATTTCGGCCACGATGGAAAGAGGAATGCCGGCCCCGTTGATGCTGATCTCATCCGAACCGGTGGAGGAAATGATGATGGCCGGAATGTTGTCATAGTGGTGGACATCGTTGCTCGACTCCGTGGTCTTTCCGATCTCCTGAACGCCGACAAAGGGCTTGACCGTACCTGTGGTATAGGCGCTGTCGGTGTCGGCGGTCACCTCGGCGAACACTGCGTCGGAGACACCCCGGTACTCAAAATACTTTTTCTCATTCGTTGCCATATGAATAGCACCTCCTGTTAAAACTCGATGTAGTATACTTCCATGCCGCGCCCTGTGTGGGTCGGCTCGTCGCTGGCCACGTCATAGCCCTTGCCGGGTACGATCCAGCCCTCCTCCAGGAGATGGTCCCTGACCTGCCCAAGCAGATCATAGGTTTTCTCCGGGTCCGAGCTGTACACGTTCACGTCAAACCCCCAAGCGGTCCCGTAGGAGATGTTGTCGTAGTGGGCGTGGTCAGTGCTGCCTTTGTTCCAAAACGTGAAAAAAGTTGCTGGATATGCCTCATTCTCATGGAGGCTTCCTTGCCGAATGACCGGATGTCCAAATTGTGTCAATACTTCGATCAAACATTCTTCCATCCCGTTCACCCCATCAACCTTTTTATCTCTGCTTGAAGAATTTCTTCTGCTTTCCATCTGCATACTCTATTGACATAGAACTTTGAATCGAATATATAGGCCAGTTTTCCAGCCGGTGCCATTCGAGGAGTTCCTGTAATAAGCCACCCACCAGCACCTGGTTTGGTTTTGTCAAAACCCACAGGGATTTCTAATATAGATCCACTCACTCTAACACGCGGATTTTCGATAACGCTAGCTTTCGTTTCGCCTGTGGAGTACCTGCCTTTCGCAGGCAAGTGCTCCGGAGCGAGTGCCGCGATGGTTTCTGTCTGAATCATTTCACCTACTGTTTCCAGCACCTTTGTGAAAATCATTTCAAGGTTCCCACCCAATTCATCAATCCTTCTGGCATAATCAAGAAAACTCTCACCCTTAAAGTCAATACCAAATTTACCTTTTTTATGTAATGAATTGCCTCTTGCGTATCGGTTTCCTTTACTGCCATGAGGCTGAAACCCCTGCGGGTTTCTTGAACTGTTTGCCATTATCTACACCCCTCCTTCCCGACCTTCCTGACCCGGAACCGCAGAAACTGGTTCCGCATCGAGATGTTCTCCGGCGTGCCTATGACCTCATAGCACTCCTCCGTCTCGCACAGACAGACCCGGCAATTCGCCTGAATGTCCGGGCGATACCAGGTGTCGATCACCGCCGTGTCCACGATGGTATAGACCCCGTTGACCGTCTGTTCTGTTCCGCCGAAGGAGCGAAAACTGCCGTAGATCATCGGCGCTGTGTCCGGGTCCGGATAGTCAAACTTCCGGACCCCCTTCACATAGCGCTCTGCAGGAATCAGCAGCCGCATGGGCGTGATGAACGGCGTTGCCGGCTGATATCCTCTGGCCATATCAGCCGGATTCCGTGTAGGTCGCCGTGTAGGTGGCCGGCTCCGTCACCTTGACCACCGTGGGCGTCCACCCGGCAAAGGTATATCCCTCTTTGGTCGGCGTGTCGCCGCTGTATTCCGGTGTCTCGCCGTACAGAACCTGATCTGTCGCGAGGACAGTGCCGTCCTCATCCTGCCAGGTGACCTCGAAAGAGATATTCGTGTTGATACAGTCCGGGTCGTGGATGACCGTAGGTCCGCTCATGTTAATTACCATTGTTCTCCTCCTCTCCGCCTGTCGACAGCTGGATCACCCGCTCATAGAAATACCTGGACAGTCTCCCGGACCCGGTGCCGTAGTTCCAGAGGTCGGCGACCCCTCTTGCTACCACGCCCACGGTGGCCCGGGTGTTGAGCAGCGCCTCAGGAACTCCCGCCGCTGTCAGATAGGCGTTCACCTCAGTGATGTACCCTTCGATGGTACTGTCGTGGTAGGTCCCCGTAATGCCGAGCGCGGTTTTCACCGCGTCGACCATGTCAAGGTAATCCATCATTTCAGCGGATTAAGAGCCCGCCTTCACCAGAACCAGGGAATAGTTGTCCACGGGCTTGCCGTCCACGGACATGACCGCCTTGGTCAGGAAGTCCTCGGTGTCCCAGTCCTGCTTGCGCTGGATGCCCATGTCGTAGATGGTGTTCAGGACGTAATCGCTGAAATCAAAGATACCGGCCATGTAGGCACCCATCTCCGTCCCGTAGGGGTGGAGCACCACGTCACGGCCCAGCAGAGTGCGGGCCAGTTTTCCGTCAATGCCATGATCTACCCGGGCGATAGGCTGGCCTTTTTCATCCACCATCGCCATGAAAGCCATGAAATTGGCCTTGGTCATGAACCACTTGGCGGTGCTTTCGTACTCCACCGGGACCGCCGCTTCCGCCGCAATCAGGTCCGCGTAGGTCGGTGCGCCGGAGGTGCCGGTGGTGGTGATGACGTGATCGGAGTAACTGCCGACACCTTCGGTGATAATGCCCTTGGGCTGGGTGGTGCCGTCGCCGGCCAGAATGGCCTTCTCAATGGCCACGATCATGGCATCCGCCACGTTCTTAACGAATGCCGCCTCAAAGGCAGACAGGGCCATGGTGCCGACTTCCATGGACATGGAGACCTCACATCTCAGCTTGAAATAGGAGAAGGTGATCTTGCCGGTGGTCTTCTTCTGCCGGTCAGAGCTCGCGCCTTCAGCGACCCAGCTTGCCACCGGTTTCACACTGGAAGTGGGAATCACGATGCCCGCCGCATAGCTTGTCCGGGTGACCAGAGGCAGAATCATGCCGCAGACGGTCATCCGCTCAATGATCTGGTTGATCAGCATCGAGGGAATCGAACTGCCGGCATCCGTGGTCAGGGTATTGGCGTTGGCACGCACTTCGCTGGGAATGGTCTGGCCACGAGTGACCAGATTCATGAAGGCCGTACGGTACTCCATGCTGTCAGTCGTGCCGGCGTGCTCGTCTCTGACCTCGTCACTGCCCCGTACGCCATAGGTGCCCAGGGGGTTGAATCCGTCGTCGGGCGGGGTGTTGTCCCGGCCCTCCTCCGCTTCCAGGGCGGCAAGCTGCTCGCGGGCCTCGGAAAGCGCCGTGTTGGCATTCTCCAGCCGTCCGCCCAGGCTCCGGACCTCATCTGCGTCGGTAGCCGCCCGAACCTGCTCCCGGAGGTCGTTGATTTCCGCTTCTCTCTGCTGAATCAGTCTTTTCAGAAAATCTTTCATTTTGTTTTGCCCTCACTTTCATTTCATCAGGACTTCGATCTTGAGCTTCTCCAGCTCCAGATCACTGCTCCCGCCCTCCGGCGGGGTTCCGTACCGCTGCCGGGCATTGTCCAATGCCGACCGGGCGCTCTCCAGCGCTTCCTTGCTTCGTACAGATATCTGAGTCGCGTCATAGGCGGGGAATGTCACCGCACTGATTTCCGCGATCCTCTCAAATTTTTTGATATGTCTGGTGGGATAATCCGTGTCAAGGTCTACCCACTCCTCGGACCGAACCAGGAAGGAAAAACTCATGCCAGTCAGGTCCCCTCGGGAGACCGCGCTGTCCAGGGCCCGGGATGTCATATTGTTCTGCGTATCAATATCAGCCTCGAAGTCCAGTCCGTGGTCGGCCGGCATCAGCCGCAGCGTGCTGTTCGGCGTGTTTCTCCTGGACCGTGCCACGGGGATCATCGAGTCATTGTGATTGACCAGCAGAGGAACATCGGTCAGGTCCGCTCCCTCCAGTGCGCCCCGGTCGATGACCTCCCGAAACAGCCCGGCGATGTCGGTCGGACTGTCGTAGACAATCGGTGTCCCCGTGAGAGTGCTTCCCGCCTCTCCCCGGGGCTCGGAACGGACATCAAAGGTGTAAGACCGTCTCTCCAAATGCTTCATCCTTCACTCCTCCTTTACGCTGTCCGTTTCCAGACGTAAACCGCCAGATAGGGCGGCATATTGTTGTGGGCCTGGCTGGCGCCCGAAGCGCTGACCGAGTGACTGTGGGTGCCAACTGCTCCTGTAGTCGCATTTGCCGGAATCGTAACCTGCGCCTGACTGACATCTGACTGTGTGGCCGCGCCGCTGACATATCCAGCCGTACTGCCGGAGCCGAAAACACTGCGCCGCAGGCCGGAGTGGATATGCTCGCCGCCGCTGATGGTCAGGGCCTTCTGTCCGGACTCGTTTGCTGTCAGTGTGTGTGCCGCCTCGCCGCCCGTAGCCCCAGCGGCATAGGTGTCGCCGGCGGACAGCAGAAAAGTGTCTTTGATTCGCACCCAGGTACCGCCGAACAAAGACGCCGGGTCTGTGCTGCTGACGCTCATGTAAATGCTGCCCACGGGATAGACCGCGTCCAGGGTGATCTCTCCGCTCCTCCCGGTCGAGCGCAGCTCATAGGAGAGCTCCCCCACATTCACAAGGATGATGTTCCCGGAGAGCGAGGCAATCCGCTTGACGGAAATGGTCTGCCCTTCGAGGGTGGTGGTATAGTTGCCAGTTCCCACCCACTCGCTGGAGTCCACCTCTGTGTCGTTCAGAACCAGGGAGTTGCTCCCATCATCCACACTGCTGAGCAGCTGTTCGCCCTCATCCGATATCACAAGTACATTCTTCATTTCGCATCCCCCGCATCGTCATCCGCTTCAGACTCCGGATTCCCCTGATACATGCCCAACTGATAGTCCTTGGCAATGGACACGTCAACATAGTTCAGGGACTGCAGCCGGACCCCCTGAAGTTCCTCCAGGGGCGGGAGGCCGAAAGCCTCCCGCTTCTCATTCTCGAACAGGGTTCCGCTCTGGCCCAACAGGGCAACCATCTGGATTGTCTGGGCCGTGTTCATGAAAATCAGCTCCTTGGGATAGAAGATGATCTCATTGTTGAATCCGATTTCCCTGTCCGAGAAGAGTCCCTTCGTAAATGCCTCGCTGAAATTGATGATCAGGGGCTCCAGGGTCCTCTGGTAAAACGCCTCATACTGCTCCGTCGTATAGTCGCCCCGCAGGATGCAGAGAGGGACGCCGTAGTTCCTGAGAATTTTGTCGTCCAAAAATTTCAGCGTCGCCTCATCGACCAGGGCGATGTCCCGCTTGAGCTGGATGTACTCCGCCTTGTTGTCAATTCCCAGGATTCCGCTCTTGCTGTGGGTCAGCTTCTCCTCAAAGGCGCTGATCTCCGCCTGCATCCGGTCCCCGTCCAGCATCGTGTTGTATTTGACGATGCCGTTGACCGCGAAGCTGCTGTTCAGTGCCTTCTTCACGCCCTCCAGGAGGGTGTGATTGAGCCGCAGGGTTTCCAACAGAGCCTGATTGTCCGGCTGTCCGTTCTCTCCGCCGCCCATCAAGTCATTGACGGAGTAGTGCAGCTTAATGTGGATGAAAGACCGATACGGCAGCGTATAGCTCTCCCCTGACCGGAACCGCATCTGAACATACAGCCGTCCGGCGCTCTCCAGGAAGGTGATCTCCGCAGGAGACAGGGGGTAGAGCCCTGTGACCCGTCCCGTACTCCGGTCCCTCTGGATGTAGATGAAGCAGTTATAGTTCAGCAGGACCTGCCAGGTGATTTTTTCGATGAAATCACTGCGGGTCATGAGGACATTGGGCTGGTCCAGAACCCGCTGAACGTCGTCATAGACCGGAGTGAGGTCAAACGCCGACCGCCGGACGTGTCTGGGCTTCAGCTTCTTCATCTCTGTGACAATGGTATAAATCGCCTGCTGCACCACGTCAGAGGCATAGATGTCAGAGCCGAACTGGGAGAAGATAGGATAGGCCCCGTTCAGCATTTTCATGAGCCGTAAATTGTTCTGTCTGGTCTTTCGATTTTTCAGGAAGTCGAAAAGGCCCATTGTATCACCCCATTGAACTCAGGAATTCCGTCCGGTATCGCCGGAAAATCTCATAAGCGATGATCAGGCTCAGACTGCCGTCAATACGCCGGGCGGCCTGACCCTTGATTTTGACCGGCATAATGTGTCCGGTGTCCCAGACCTGCACGCTCGTGTTCTCCAGACACCACCGGTCGATGGGATTGTCGTTGTAGTTAATAACGCCGTCCTTGATGTCCGCCTCCACCAGCCGCATGGGATTGGAGAGCACATACCGATTCTGGTTGATCATCTCACACTCAAATCCGTAGTCGTCCATGCGCTTGAGAAACTCCTTGGAAAACCGCTGGTCATAGCCGCACATAAACAGGCGCAGGCGGTAGGACTTGTAAAGCTCCGCGAACCAGTCCGCGATCTTTGAGACGTCAACCTCATTGCCCTCCGTTATCCGGATCAGCCCGGCCCGGGCCCACTCCGAATACTTGGCGCCGGCCTCCCGGTCGCTGGCGCTCTCCAGCTTACTCTCGGGAATCCAGTACATCTGATGGATGTATTTGGTCTTGTCCCCGGGACGCATGAGCAGCACCTTGGCGGAGCACATGTCCGTAGTTTCGGCCAGGTCCACCCCGCCCAGACAGATCGCGCCCCGGAAGTCATCCAGGGAGAAGGTCCCGGAATAGGACAGATCCTCGCCGGCCAGCCAGGCCTCCGAATTGCTCACCTTAAAATTGAAGTCCTTGGACAGGGTAAACATCCGGTCCGCCTTGCTCTTCCGGGCGGCGTCCACCTGCTCCCGCAGGTAGTCCCATCGCTTTACAATGCCCAGCGTGGGATTGCTCTTGTACCAGCTCCGCTCATCGCTCCAGATTTCCTGTTCCGAATCCTGGGTGTAGAGCCATGGCAGGTATCGTACTGCGCTGATGGAATCGTCCTCACCGTTCAGAATCGCCCTGGCCCTCCGGAGCTCCTCATCCAGAAAACCGTCGTTGACGAATCCCTCCGTGGTGATGAGAATCAGCTTCGGGTTGGGCTTCAGGCTCTGGGACTGCTCGATGCTCTTCACGATGGTGTTGTCTTTCATCTCGTGGCACTCGTCCACGATAGCGAAGTCAATGTTACGTCCTTCCTTGTTTCGAGTCCGGTCGGAGAGTTTGAACACCTTGGACCCGTTGAAGGTGCACTTGATGCACTGCTGGTTCTTCCAGGTGTCCTTCTGCCTGGGGTCAATCATCAGCCGCATGGTGTTGATGGCCTCATACAGAATGTTTGCCTGGGAGTCGTCGTTGCTCGAACAGACGATATCCGAGCCCTTGTTTCCGGTAATCAGCTCTGTCAGTCCCAGACCGCTGCATGTCTCCGACTTGGTGTTCTTCCGGCCGATCAGGAGCAGGATGCGTCGGAATCGGTCCGTCCCGTCGCTGGTCATCTTGAAGCTGTACGCGGCTTCGATGAATGCCTTCTGCCAGAGCATCAGCTTCATGGGCTGGCCGTAAAAGGGACTCTTCGTCAGCCGGATACAGTTCTCCATAAAGCTGATCCGAAAGTGGGCGGCGTCCGTGTCGTAGTAGTAGTCCGGATTGCTGAGGTCTTCAATCAGCTTCCGCAGTTCCAGCTTCAACTCCTGACCGGCCACAATCTCACCGCGCCGGATGCTCTCATAGTACTGCCAGAGCCAGGTGTCCCGGTTATCCATTCAGATTCTCCCGGACGAAGGCCCGCAGGGGGCTCTCCTCCTCCACGTCGCCCTTTCTCAGGACTCCGCAGAGAATCTTGATGCAGTTGTTGTATTGCTGCAGAAACTCTTTGTACTGCTTGGCCGCCGGCGTGGTTTGCTGCACAGAGGGGTCTTTCTGACCCACCCGGAGGAAGGGCAGCTTCCGGAGCGCCGCCAGCCGTTCCTCCAGGAAGACAACATCGTCAATCATGGGCTCAATCACCAGCCTAGCGTCGTCCGTTTCCTCGAACACCTTCAGCAACTCCCGTTTTCTCTTCTCCAAAGCGCAAACCTCCCTCCAAAAAGCGGCATCAAAGTTTTTCCGCAGTCAAAAATCTCAAAAAATCGCTTTCGGTGAAAAATAAG